CTTCCCATTGATGACGATTTTGCATTGCTTCTTTCTGATGCTTCCAATTGAAGTAAGAAGAAAGCGCAGAACTACCTATATTAAGAGCGGCACCAGCAGCCGCAGCCCAGCCAGACACTTTAACCTCCTAAAGCGAAAACAATAACTGTGCCAACAACAGCAAGCCAAATAACTAAAGCCATAGCAACTCCTTAATTAGAAATGATCAACGAGACCAGGGACGGAGTAAACAGGCATCGGACGAGCACACTTCAAACGAATATACGAATCAAACAAAAATTGCGGCTCATCCTGAACAGCGATTACGCGCTCGACAGGCGGATCATCCTGAATGAATTGAGGCGAAAGCGTTGGCAAAGAGCTGAACTTCTGCGCTAAATGCCAACTATCCAACGGCTGAGGATCAGTCGAACGGAACTTGCCAGTGATCTGACCAGGATAGTACCGGTACTCAGCATAGCGTTCCTGATAGCCAAAGACTTTATCGTCGTCATCAGTGCCTTGAGCGTAAATCTCTTTATTGAGAACAGCTTGTTCGCCAAGATGCGCAAGGACAGGCCAATAAAAATCAAAGCGACCTTGGCGCGACCACATACGATTAAGACCTTGCTGATAGGTAAGATCAGCACGAACATTCACGAAACCAAAAACATATCCATGTTCAACAAAAGACTTCGAGAAACCATGAAAACTATCTGAGACCACGCCAAACGCGGCGAGATTCCCCTGAGGCGTCGTCTCATTCGTAGCTGAGGTCTGCTGAACAGGATTGATCGAAATACGAGCAGATGAACCACCGAGGTATTCAGGACGCTGCAGACGAGCATCAGGCGAGATTACGCCGAAATGAGAACGCAAGATTTCTGTATATCGCGTACCGCCGCGCGCGTCGCGTTCATAGAGCTTCTGAATCTGGAAAGCTTGGCGGAGATCGTTAATTGAAATCGGGGTAGCGGATGAAAGATCAGCAGTTGCAGAAAGTGCAGGATTAAGCCAACTTAAATAAGAAACTTGTCTCTGAGATTCAGTTCGAACAACATGAACGTCATTACCATCACTAGGCAAAATAAAACTATTCAAAGGAGCCGGCGCATTATTGTATGAAAAAGTAGGCGCACCAGCAGACTGAATATTTACAGTAGCCTGACCGCCAACAGAAATTTCAACACCAGGGCCTTTCTGCGGCCACGGCAAACACGATGTGAAATAGTCGTGACGCTTACCACGACGAACTAAGCTGTAGTCAGACAAATTGTCAGGACCGTCGCCAGTCGGGACTTTCAAAGATTCTTGAAGATTCTCGTCTCTAAACCACTCATTAAAAATCAAATTGTAAGCACGGAAAGGAAGCGCATTAACTTTCAATGCTCCACTGACATTCGTCGGAAGACCGAAATAATCCCAAAGAGTCTGATTCTGAACATTCGTACCGGAAACGGTAGGAATCAAAAAGTCAGTAGAGTCAGAAGGATTTTTCTGCTCACCATTAAACTTTTGCCAGTTATCCCAAACCAGCCGATTTGGAACAAAGAAGAAAAAAGTCTCTAAGTACAGATTGTCCATGAAAGGAACAATCGGCGTAGCCAGACGAGCAAACAAAGTAGCTGTGAGCTTAAAAGAATCGCCTGGGAGAACTTCGTCTACGTAAAAAGGTACAAGATAACCAGAATTGAAAGTTGTCTTATAACCATGAGAACGATCAAAAACTGATCGAGGAATCTGAGTCGAAGGAATCTGAGAAAACAGATGTTGAGTAGAACGATTAACAGATGACATCTAAAAATCCATAGCTATAGATAAAAAAAAGGCGACCAGTCGTGAAAGCCCTCTCATGCAAACCGGTCGCCTACGGCTCTAAAACCCAAGACTCAAAAAGCTTTATCACCGTAGGACAAAGCATATACCACAAGTCAAAGAAAAAGCAAACATCCGAGCAGTGCGTTGGGTACCCGCACGCAGATCGGGGTGTCACCGGAACCAGTTACATCAAGTAAGTAACTGGTTCCGGTGTGTACCCGTGCGCAAATCGTTGAGATATCTAAAAAAAAAGATCGCCGCAAGCGGGCGATCGAAGGGATTCTGAAGGGATGGAAACCATCCCTTATATGAGTTATTAGTAATTACCCGTTGTTGTCAGAAGAAGACGGTTTAACGTCATCAGCAGATGCTGCAGAAGCGGTAGGCTCAGGAGTCTTAGATTCCTCAGAAGCGACAAAACCAAGCTCTTCAAGCTTACTCCTTTGCGCAGGATTATTAAGCGCCTGGAGGAACTCAGATGGAGAGTTATTAAAAGACGCTCGAATATGCGACGGAAGACTTTCAAAGTATTCAGTTGCACGAGCGACAGCATTCTGAGCAGTCTGAAAATCTGTAACGCCAGAAAAATCACCAAACTGAATAGGACGTTTAGGTGAAAACGGATCAGTCAAAAAGCCAGTCTCAGCATATTTCTGAAGAATATTGTCAATCATCGTCTCATCTTTAAAATGCTGTTGAGTAAGAGACGGGTCAGTAAAGACAATGCCTTCGGCAGTAGCGTTTGTATGATTAACTTTGAACTTCATATAAGCTCCACATAAAAAAGTCCTCGCACTACGCAAGGACTGATTAGAAGAATCTCCAGGGTTGCGCCCGCGTCTGTACTTAGACTTCAGACTTAGCAGGCGCGGGCGCTTTGGTGTCCGGGTCGAACGGAGGAACGAAAGCATTCGCAGCGGCAATCTGCGTCGGAGCAGAAGCTACAAGCTCTCCAGTTTCGTCAGAATAATGACCAATTTCATACAAGAAAAAGTCATCAGGGTGCTGACCTACAGTTGTTCGACTATCGCGAACGAGATCAGAAAAAGACCGAGAAGCATCAGCTGCAGAGCGGCTGAAAAAAGGCGTATTAAACACCTGAAGCTTCGAATCGAAAACAGAAAATACTTTAAGGATCATGATTGATTCTCTTCCATAATGCGTCTAAGTTTGGAGGCTTTCAATTCTTGGACGCGTTCACGAACTGAAAGACGATGAGACGAAGTCTCGCCAGTATCTTCAAAATCTCGACCGCGCTTTTCGCGCAATCGCTTAATCTCTTCATAGCGAACAATATCAGAACGCTCCAACAACTTATCAAAATAAGCTGGAGGGTTCATCATAATCTTTTCACTAAGAATAAGTCGATCATTAGTATAAATATCAGTCATGTACTTTTCACAGAAGTCATGACCAATGCCAGGTTTGAGCGAGCAATGACAAAATTCAGCAACCTTACCGTCGTAATGCTCAAGCTTCAAAGGACCTGTAATTTTCTTCGTAACATAACGAGCGACGTAAGCGGCAGTCTCAAAATTGACTGAACCAATCGAGCTAAAGCCATAAGGCCAAAGCTTCTCAAGCGTTGCACTGCGATAAAGATTATTACCTCGACGGATAGACCATAGCTTTTTATCAACAAAAGTCACGCCAAAAATAATAGCGTGATAATGAGGACGGCCGAGCTTATCGCCATACTCGCCGCACATAAAAAAACGAAGCTGTTGACCAAAGCGGCTCATGAAATATTTACGCATACGCTTCATGAACAGCTGAAAATGCTCATAATGAAGTGAACCATCAGCAGGCAAATGAGCATCATCATAAGTCAACGTAAGAAACATATTGTTCTTATGAGACTTAGCTTCGACAACGCATCGAGCGGCCCATTCGCGAGACTTAGAAAGTCGACAGCCAATACACTGACCGCAAGGAATCTTAAATTCAGAAAAAGGAATGGCCTTCGAAGAATCGAAGGTTATCGCATTACTCTTGCCATCTTTAGTTTTAGTACCAGCAAGACGATAAGCGGTTATCGGATGATAGCAAGGCATTTTTCGAGACAAGCCATATGAAGCTCGCGGAGGATCGTTTCACGAGTAGAGCGAGAGCGAACTTGGAAAGAAACTAAAGAGGTCCAAGGGCGATCACGATAAAGCGTCCAAGTAACGAGCTTGCGACGACCAACGTAACTCTCTTCACCAGGAATAAGCCAACAGACGCCAAAATCTTTGAGCGTAAGACGAAATGCCGCAGTAGCCATAGGTGTAATTCCAAATGAAGTTAAGATGCTCAAAATGATAACTATGACGACTGCGGCAGGTAATGAGGATTAACGATTAGATTCGAAAACCGCCACGCATCGGCGTAGCGCGAGTATTCAAAGTCTTCGTGCGTGATGCACCTTTGCGGAAAATACGCTTAGATACCTTACGAGAAAGTTTATGACGTTTACGCATACAAACCTCACTTCTTTTTAAAGAGATTTTTAACAGCCTTAAAGGCCTCCCAGATAGCTGAACCAGAATTCAGCAAAACATTAACGAACTTAAGTATCGTATCTATCATTTCGCAAGACGAGCCGCACCAACAGCTGAATTCACAACTGGCGCAGCAGTGCCGAAAGGATTAAGCAACTGCATAAACTGACCAGCTTTCCAAGCTGCTGGATTCTGCTTCATATAGTCAAAAACCATCTTATTGCGCTCAGTAGCTAAAGCAGAATTCTCAGTAGCATTCTGAGCCTGCTTCAGAGTCTCATCATAAATGCGATTCTGCCAACCTTGACCAACAGCCTGAGCATAAGTAAGAGTAGAGGCTTCTTTAGCTACCTCAGTCTGAGCTTTCTTAAGCTCAGTGTCCGCGGCCAAAGCAGAATTTTGAACTTCAACTTGCTTAGCTTGAGCTTCCTTAAGCTGAGCATCGGCACCAGAATGCATAGCACCAGAGACATCAGGAGCAACAATCTCAGGTGCATTACCAGCAGTACCAGAACCTCCAGTAGCGGAAAGAATGGGATTAAGACCTGCTCTACGCAAATCATTAACTTCCCATTGATGACGATTTTGCATTGCTTCTTTCTGATGCTTCCAATTGAAGTAAGAAGAAAGCGCAGAACTACCTATATTAAGAGCGGCACCAGCAGCCGCAGCCCAGCCAGACACTTT